CTACAAGTCGACTTTTTCAATAATTGGTCGGGATGTACCTTGATGCGGATTTACAGCGTAGACGCTGCTTTAAACATGATTGTAGTTTTCAATCAGCAGCCTTGATAAAGCCGTTGACTACTTGCGTGACCACGCCGGGGACTACGCCGTAGCCGAAGCGCAGTTGGTTTACATGACCGAAATGCGTAAAACCGTCAAAGCGCAACTAATGCGGGATTTTGAGATACATGGGCATAAAACCACAGCCGCCCAAGAGCGTGAAGCATATGCCGACCCAAAATATGTGCAGCACTTGCTGGCGTTACAGGCTGCGGTAGAACAACGTGAGCGCACCCGCTGGCTTATGGTGGCAGCACAGGCAAGGATTGAAGCCGAAAAAGCCAACATATACGCTGGCAACCGAACCGATAGGGCAATGCGATGAGTTTTCAGAAGCACGATTACATTCGAAGCAAGAAATTGCTCAAACTGGTTGCGGGGCTGGATTGCCAATGCTGCGGGGCTGGCGGCATGGTACAGGCGGCGCACACCAATTGGGGCGGCGGCAAAGGCCGTGGGGTCAAAGCCGATGACAATTTAGTGGCTGCGCTTTGCCTAAAGTGCCATTACGACATTGACCAAGGCGCACACATGACCAAAGATGAACGGCAAGAAATGTGGCTCAAAGCCCATGCCAAGACCGTTGAGTTGTTGGTTTCCCGTGGTGAATGGCCTGTTGACGTGCCGTTGCCAAACGCTACAATGTAGGCACGGTGCTACCGCAGTTGCCCCGCTTTGGGGGCTTGCTCCCATTTTTTTACGAGGTCTTATGGAAAACGAAGCCGCTGAGTTTATTGCCGCCCTGTTTCATGCCGGAACTGTGACGCATTTCATGCACTTGTCCACGGATTCGTATGCCAAACACAAAGCCCTTGGCAAGTTTTACCCCGCAATTGTTGACCTTGCAGACCAGTACGCCGAAGCCTACATGGGCAAGTATGAGCAAATCAAAAAGTTTCCAACAGAATTTCACAGCGCCACAAACCCTGTAAAATACCTAGAAGGGTTGTGCAAGTTTGTTGAGGAATCTCGTGAGGCTTTGCCCAAAGATACAGAATTGCAGAACAAAATTGACGAAATTGCCGATTTAATCAATTCGACCCTGTACAGATTGCGTTTCCTAGATTGAAAAAGCGGAAACCCCAAGCCGAGTAAGGGCAAGGGGCTTCCTGACCACCACAAAAGAAAGGTTTGTAATGGCTGATACCGATTTTACTTGCATGACCTGCAAGCACTTTAGAAATGCATTGGTAATGGGCAGTTGCTCACGCTACCCGCAAACGCTAAACAAGCACCAAAACGACTATTGTGGCGAATATGCTGCAAAAAAAGCCCAGTTGGTTGCCCTGCCTGTGTACGACATAATGACCGACACGGTGCAAGAAGCCCCCGTTGTAAAGCGTAAATACACACGGAAGGTGGCAGCATGATTCAGCCAATGAATGACCGTGTAGTGGTCAAACCCAACGTAAGAAAACTGTCAGACATTATTTACATTAACAACAAAGAGCCTTTTAATGAAGGCACAGTTGTGGCAATTGGCCCAAAAGTTTATGATGTGGCTGTCGGTGACTTTATCAAATACGGCAACGGGGACTACCTTAATTGGCCTACCCACGCCATAGACGGACAGGACTACCAAGTAATCCAAGAAGCCGACATTTGTGCAATTGTTGAGGAGTAATTATGAGCAAGCCCATTCCCCACAAGACCACAGGCAAGGGGAAAACTTATAACCCGACTGAAAAAGGTGCGGGAATGACCGCTAAAGGTCGTGCTGAGTACAACGCAAAGAATGATTCAAATTTGAAGCCCCCTGCACCCAACCCGAAAACTAAAGCGGACGCTGGACGCAAAGCCAGTTTTTGCGCTAGGATGTCAGGGGTAGTCAAAAACGCCAAAGGCCCAGCAGAACGGGCCAAGGCATCCCTTAAAAACTGGAACTGTTAAAGGAAATTATCATGTCTAATTCAATTGCAACTGGTGTAGCGTACAACGACCCTGAATTTTCAACCGTTTATGCAACCGCAGAAATCGGATATGCTGCTGCCGCCCAAGGCGCAGTCACTCAATTAACCAGCAAATCCACAGGTGTGACCTTAAACACCAGTGCTGGACAAATCACAATGAACAACGCTGCTTTAGCAGCCACTACCAATGTGTCGTTCACTTTGACTAACTCAAAAATCACGGCAAAAGATGTGATTATTTTTAACGTCTCAGGTGGAAACGCAACAGCCGGAACATACAACGTATTTACCTCAACATTGGCTGCTGGTTCTGCAACTGTTGTGTTGCGTAACATTTCAAGCGGCTCTTTGTCTGAAGCCGTAGTGTTGAACTTTTCAACTATTCACGCAGTATGAACGCAGAACGGGTAAAGACCCGACTTGAAGAACTGACCGCAACCGCCAAGCAAACGGAAATGAACCTCCATGCGCTTGGCGGCGCAATTCAAGACTGCAATTACTGGTTAAAATTACTGGAGGACGAAAATGCCGCTAATCAAATCAATGATGCCAAAGGCGTTGAAGGCCAACATCAAGAAGGAAATTGAGGCTGGTAAACCTGTAAAACAGGCAGTCGCAATTGCTTATTCTGTGAAGCGTGAGGCGGAAAAGCCTAAAATGAAGGCTAAACTTAAAAAGTGACCTATGCCCACACTAGCCGACATTTACAGCGCAATCAATACCGCACAGCGCAAGGGTTCTGACTTTGTTCGGAATCCGGGCGCAAGCCTCCAGCAAATGTTGGGCTACGCCAATGAACGTGCTGGCAATTTGAATCAGGCTACGGAAGACGCTGCCAATGCCACACTGCAAACACGGAAGTTGGGCAACCCGCAAGCAATGGCACTTGCTGAGAAAATGTCGGATGCGTACAACCCCATTGGAATGACTGTGTTCCACGGTAGCCGACACCCGTTTACTGCTTTTGACAAATCCAAGATTGGCACAGGCGAAGGCAACCAAAGTTATGGCTATGGCCTATATGTTGCCGAACATCCACAAGTTGCAAAAGAATACTCAACCGCTGGAATGACCCTTGACCCTGCAAAAACCAAGTACAAGGGCAGAAACATTGAGACTTGGTACAACGAGGCGCAAAGAAAGCAAGACATGGCTTATCGCCAAAAAGCGCCACAAGAGAAAATCTCAGAAGTAAACGCTGAATTGCAGTTTTGGGAAGGTCTAATGACTAGACAGCACCCCCAAGCATTGTTAGACGAATACCGCAGCCCTAATTTTGGGCCAGCCGAATATCAAAACTTTGCCAACAAAATTGATATGAGCAAGTTCAAAGGCATCATTGAACAGCCAAACTTCTATAAAGTTGACTTACCTGACCAACACGTTGCCAACATGATGGATTGGGACGCACCAATAAGCCAGCAAACCCCGCAAGTCAAAGCACTAGCCGACAAATACGGTGTACCGCATGAAGACTTGGGCGGCGACTTATTGGCAAAAGTAGGTAAAAACTCCATAGGCTCTCAAGTCATGCAGGATTCAGGCATTACTGGAATCAAGTATTTTGACCAGTTAAGCCGAGACGCAGAAAAAGGAACAAGGAACTTTGTAGTCTTTGACCCACAACACCTAAACATCCTAGAACGCAACAACGAAGCCCTTAAATGACTGAAACCAAACGCCCCGTAGGTCGCCCAAGCCTCTATGACCCTGCATACTGTGAGCAGGTAATTGAGTTGGGCAAACTCGGCAAGTCAGTCGAGCAAATCGCCTCAAGGTTAGGGTTTTCCCTTAGAACAATGTACGAGTGGCGTGACGTTCATGTGGAATTTTCGCACGCCTTGGAGGAAGCCAAGCAACATGAACTCGCATGGTGGGAAGACCAAGCCGATTGCTACATGGTCGAGACTAAGGACGGGCCACGGCTGAACGCCTCAATTTGGTCACGGTCGATGGCAGCACGATTCCCTAAAAAGTACCGTGAAAGCCTAAAGCAAGAAATTACAGGGGCAGACGGTGCGCCACTGGTGACAGGCATTCAGGTCACATTCGTAAAGCCCGATGAGCCAAATAACTGAGGCAATCTCTAAAGCGCAGTTCCCTATCAAGTTGGAGGGGCTGTTTAAGCCATCACGGTACAAAGTATTACAAGGCGGCAGGGGCGGCGCAAAAAGTTGGGGCATAGCCCGTGCGCTGCTGATAAAGGGCGCTAAAGAGCCAATGCGAATACTTTGCGCCCGTGAGTTTATGACCAGCATGAGGGATTCTGTTCACAAACTGCTGTGCGACCAAATACAGGCTTTGGGGCTTATTGGTTTTTACGAGATAACCCAAGCCAGCATCCGAGGGCAAAACGGCACAGAGTTTGCCTTTGTTGGCCTGAAGAACAATGTGGCTAACGTCAAATCCTACGAAGGTGTGGACGTTTGCTGGGTTGAGGAAGCCCAAACCGTCAGCCGCTTGAGTTGGAACGTGCTTATCCCAACCATCCGAAAGGAAAAGTCGGAGATTTGTGTATCGTTTAACCCTGCGTTGCAGACAGCCGAAACTTACCAGCGG